TCATCGCATCACAGCCACAAAATGCGGCAGGTAACGTGTCACAATCACTACGCGGATCACTTCTAGGTCTAGACCTATACGTCGATTACTCACTCACTGGAGTAGCGGATGGATCTATCGTGGTCGTAAACCGTGAATCTTTCACATGGTACGAATCAAGTCGCCTTCAACTAAGAGCGGACAAGGTCGGTACAGGTCAAGTAGAAGTCGGTTACTACGGCTACGGCGCGATCGCTACTAAGGTGCCTTCAGCTGGCGGAGCTTTCAAGTTCAATAACGCTGCATAAGTAACACCCTAAGTCGCTCGAGGGGCGGTGCCCTTCCGCCCCTCGAGTCTTTAGAAAGGAGAGTAATATGAGTATCACGACAGTCGCCGAACTTCGCAGCGCTCTAGGAGTGGGAACACTTTATAGCGACGCGACGCTCCAATCTGTCTGCGACGCTGCAGATAATGTCTTACTACCCTTTCTATGGAAGAATCAACAGTCTATTATCGCTCACGGCAACGTAGGCACAGTAGGCACGCTTTACTTTGATGTCCCTATTATGGATGTATTCTATATCGGACAAAGCGTAACGATCTCGGGTGCAGGCACAAAATATAACGGCACAAAAACTATTACAGGCATAGATAAGTATTCTTTTAGCGTTACCACTACTCATACAGCCGATAATCCTTATCACGAAATTAACCCTTACGGTATCGCCGCGGCAGAAACCTATACAGACTATACGACCGTAGCTGCAGTCCAGGAGGCTAGCCTCATGGTGGCCGTTACAATCTGGCAAGCTAGACAAGCTCCTAGCGGTCAAGGCATGTCAGTAGATGGATTCCAGCCTAGCCCGTTTACAATGTCTTCAACACTTCTAGCGCGTGTTCGCGGATTACTTGCACCATATCTTGATCCGAGATCGATGGTGGGCTAATGGCCGCCATTTCAACACTTCGCGCAGGCGTTGCAGCTGCCCTAGTAGATAATACTAAGTACTCAGTATTTAGTTTCCCTCCGGCTACTCCGATCGCTAACTCAGTAGTAATTAGCCCTGCCGATCCTTATATTTCACCATCTAACGGATGGCGTAACACCATCGCTCCAATGGCTAACCTGGTCGTAACCGTCCTCGTGCCTTTGCTCGATAATGAGGGTAACCTCAATGGAATTGAAGATAACGTCGTGAGGGTCTTTAACCTTCTGGCTGCCTCTTCATACACCTATAACGTGACCGAAGTATCGGCGCCAGCCGTGCTAAACGCTGCGACAGGTGACTTATTGACATGCAACATAAACATATCTATTTTAACAGAATGGGCGTAACCATGACCGACCTAGCACAATGGGAAAAAGATAACGACGCATTCCTGATCAAAATCGGTCAGGTAAAGCCAGCGGCTGTAAGGCCAATTACTAAGAAAGAAGAGGAATAAACCGTGGCAGTATATCTAGCTAATACCGGAGTTCTAACTGTAAACGCGGTGGATCTCTCAACACTAGTAAGTAGCGTAACTATTAACCGATCATTCGATGAACTCGAAGTAACCGCACTCGGGGACTCAGGTCACCGGATGGTAAAAGGCCTAGAAGCCTCAAGTATTACTATCGACTTTTTCAATGATGAGGCTACATCTAAGACTCTACAAACTTTGAACTCAACATGGGGAACTAACACCACAGTAACCTATAAGCAATTCTCAGGCGTGGCGTCTCCTACTAACCCGCTCTATACTATGACATGTCTCGTAAACAATACGACACCTGTAAACGGCGCAGTCGGTGACCTATCGACTCAGTCTGTAACCTGGAATGTATCAGGTACAATCGTAATTACTACCGCATAATCTAACTAAACAAAGGGGCAAAAAATGGCAAAGCTAATAGTAAATATGACGGATGGCGCAGTACACGAGATCGAAATCACTCCTCGACTCGAGTACGCGTTTGAACTTCATCATAAAAAAGGATTTCATCGCGCCTTTAGCGAGGACGCTATGCAGTCTATGGTCTATTGGCTTGCCTGGGAGGGGCTGCGCCTTAGTGGGGTGACAGTTAAGCCATTCGGTACGGATTTCATGGACACGCTTAAGAGCGTGGATATTGGTGATTCAGACCCTTTGGTCGGTTAGGGAAAGATAGCCTCCATTACTTGATCGCTCGCTTGAGCGTCGAGACGGCTATCTCTCCACAGGATTTAATACAGCTTGATACGTCAATGCTGCACATGCTATTACAGGCCTTAGAAGATAGAGCGAGGGAGCAGCGAGATGCCAACAGAGCTAAAAGGCGCTAACTCCCTTCGTAAAGCTTTAAAGAAATTCGCACCAGATCTAGCGAAAGAAACTAGAGACGAGTTAGTAGGATTCTTAAAGCCTGTAGTAACAAAGACTCGAGGTTACTTGCCTTCAAATGAGGACATGCCTTCCGGGTTCGTTAAACACGAAGTAAAGACGGCAAAATTCCCTATGTACGATGCAGGGCAAGCCCGCCGAGGTATTGGCTATAAACTAACACCTACTAAGCCTAATCGGCAGGGCTGGTCTTCTAGCGTCTCGATTCATAGCAAGAATGCAGCCGCTGTTATTTATGACTGGGCTGGCCGCAATATCGGCAACACTGGTAACTTCGTGCCTCGTTTACCTGGTCAAATGGTAGGCCGCGGCAGAATGTCGGGTCGAGCTTTACTTAGAGCTTACGATGAGGATCAAGGTAAAGCCAGAGCAGGCATACTAAAGGCCTTAGAGCAGGCCGCTATCAAGTTTGCGAGGATGAAATAATGGCTAATCTATTAGTATCCCTCATAGCGGAATTCAAAGGCCAGAAGGCATTCAATCAAGCTGAGACGGCTACCGATAAACTTAACAAAAGCGTAAAGACTTTAGCCCGTAATCTAGGGCTAGCACTTGGCGGCGCAGCTATTGGCAAGTTCGCTAAAGATTCTATAAAGGCTTTCGCGGACGAAGAGAAGTCCGTAGCAATGCTAACTAATGCCCTACAAAATTTAGGGATGGCACGGCAGACCGAAGAGATTTACGCCTACATAGATGCGCTACAGATGGCCACGGGAGTCTCCGACGATGATCTACGGCCAGCATTCCAGAAGTTAGCGACCGCTGGATTAAATGCTGCCGACGCTCAAGCCATGTTAGCACTTGCTCTAGATGTCAGCGCGGGATCAGGTAAAGATTTAAATAGCGTTTCTATAGCCCTATCGCGTGCAGTAACGGGAAACACTACCGCTCTAGGTAAGTTAGGCGTAGGTCTTACTAAAGACGAGCTAAAGACGATGGACTTAAATGACATCATGCTAAAGCTCGCGGATACCTATAGAAACTCAGCCTCAAAGGCGGCCGACACCTTTTCCGGCAAGATGGCAAAACTCAGCGTCGCTATCGACACAGCTAAAGAGGCAATAGGTAAAGGTCTTATAGATGGCTTAATGATTGCTAGCGGATCAGTCTCGGTCGATGATCTTCAAGTAAAGATCGTCAATCTAGGTAACACTCTCGCCGCTATCTTCGTAGCTACTGGAAACATTATTTATGAAAACTGGAATTTAATTAAACAGCTAGGCATAGCCCTAGTGGCAGTCTTCACGGCGGCTAAAGTTTATGCAGGCGTAGTCGCTTTAATTGCCATTATAAATAAACTCAAGGCAGCCTTCGTAGCCCTAAGAGCCGTAGGCTTTGCAGCGGCCGTAGCGACAGCCGCCGCTATTAACCCTATAGCTGGTATCGCCTCAGCCGTCGCTCTAGTCGCGGCCATTACAGCGGGAAATATAGCGCTCGATAAATTCAACGACAGTAAAGAAGAAGCCGCTAAACCTTTCAAGATGCCAGACTTTAGCGGACTCACTGGAGAGAATTACGGCGACGCTAAGCGCTTAGAAGATCTTAAGATCAAGGCTGCAAAGGCACAGGAAAAGGCGGCTAAAGAGGCTCTAAAACAGAAGAAACTTTCTAAGATTTTTGACATGGATTATATCCAGATCTACGCGGCGCTCCAGGGTAAACTAACAGAAGAGGAGCGCACTAGACTCGGATTACAGTTAGCCCTTCTAGATGAGAACATCAAAGCCGCCGAATACCTTTCTAAGAAACTTGCAGAATCTCAAGGTCAAACTTCGATGCTGTCTTTATTCTTACAGACTCTTCCAGATGCTAAAAATCCATTCGCCTCATGGGGTGAGTATCTCAAGGCTATCGAGGCAGAGGCTAAGCGTATAGCTCTTCTAAGCTTTACTAATGGCGGCGGAGCTGGTGCTGGAGGCGGAGCAGGCGCTGGCGCTGGCGCTGGCGCTGGCGCTGGCGCTGGAGTAGCTCCTCGAGTAGTGGTACCTAATTTTACTCCTCATGGCTATTCTATGCAGCCGCAAGATCCTAGCTTTAATGTGAAGGTATACGTCGGCGACAAAGAATTAGCGGACGTTATTACAGATGTCCAGACTAACCAATCGCTATCGGGATCTTTCGTAGGCGTTAATCGTTTAGGTAGATTCGGAAACGTCGCAGTCGCAGAATGAGTCTCCCAGCTACTATCTCGGTCTCCTTCGACTTCTCACAGGGCGCGACCTTCGGTTATCCCTTTACGGTAGGCGATGAGCGCTATGGCGTTATCGGAGTTAGCACCTTTGCAGGCTCGGAAGTACCAGAGCCAGTAATAGACCTAAGCGATGTCACTCGCCAGATTACTATCCGCCGAGGCCGCAATATCATGCGTGACACTTATGAGGCTGGCACTTGCACCGTCAGAGTGCTAGATCCCGATTCTAACTTTAACCCGCAAAATGTATCCAGCCCTTATTATGGCTATCTCACTCCTCTACGGAAGATTCGCGTAGCTGCCACTACGGCTACCACTCAGCACTTTCTATTTTCAGGTTATGTCCAGGATTATCGCTATACCTATCCAGTAGGCCAGGAGATCGGTTATGTCGATATCGTGTGCTCCGATGCATTCCGTCTATTATCTATGGCTAACGTCGCTACCGTGGCAGATGCTACGGCTGGTCAGACTACCGGTACCCGTATAAATAAGATTCTAGACCAGGTAGCGTTTCCCTCAAATATGAGAATCGTAGACACAGGATCGACTACATGCCAGGCCGATCCTGGTACTACTCGCTCAAGCCTTCAAGCCTTACAGGTGGCAGAATTTACAGAGCAGGGCGCTTTTTTTATTAGGACAGACGGCACGGCAGAATTTAAAGATCGAGCAGATGTAGTCGGCTCTCTAGCCGCTGCACCTATCCAGTTTAATCAGACTACAGGGATTCCCTACGCTAATCTTCAATTCGCATTCGACGATAAGTTAATTATAAATAGCGTCACAGCTAAGCGAGTCGGTGGGGCGGTTATGACTTCACAGAATGCCGACTCCATCGCTAAGTATTTTCCTCACGGCATGAACGTCGAGAATCTCATAGCGCAGACCGACGCACAGGTTCAAGATATCGCCGACATCTACCGGGCAACCCGTCAGGAAACCACGATCAGAATCGACGCTATGACAGTCGATTTATTAGATCCTAACGTCCCTACGGATACTATGATCGGCCTGGACTACTTCCAGAATCTAGAGATAACTAACGTGCAGCCGGACGGCTCAACTATCGTAAAGACTTTACAGGCGCAGGGGTTAGCCTGGGACATTACCCCAAATTCTATGAAGTGCACAGTTACGACGCTAGAGCCAATAGTCGAGGGATTCATCATCGGATCATCGACTTACGGTATAATCGGACAATCCATAATGGGATACTAGGAGAAAATCATGGCAGAAGGCTTTCCAGCGACAACAGGCGACATTTTTACAGCCGCAGACTATAACGGCCTAGTAGCCTTTACTATCGGCGCAGCTCAGACTGCCGACTATACGGCCGTTATTGCCGACACTTACCAAGTTTTAGAACTTATGAACAAGGCAACAGCGATCGCCTATAAGATTCCGACCAATGCCTCAGTAGCATTCCCTATCGGTACAGTCTTAAACATCCTCAACATTGGCGCAGGAGTCTGCACCATCTCAGCCGTTACTTCCGGCACTACTACAATCCTCTCAGCTGGTGCAGTAGCGGCATCTCCTACCCTTGCACAATATAAGGCGGCAGCCTGCATTAAGACAGGTACAGATGCTTGGTATGTCGTCGGAGCCATTGCATAGTGTTAAACAATATCGCAGGGCTATTAAGTGACGGGGGCGTTGCCGCTAACTCTTACGAGTCGATTCAGACCGTAACGGTAGGATCAGGCGGTCAGTCTACGATCTCATTCACCGCAATCCCTGCGACTTATAAACACTTACAGATCCGCACAATGGGACGAAGCGCTACGGCAGACTCTCAGGATAATACATACATTAGATTTAATTCAGACACTAGCTCAAATTATTCATGGCACTATTTACTTGGAGACGGCTCTAGCACAGGTGCATCCGCAGCGACCTCGTCGAGTCAAATTATCTCCGGCCGTCTTTCTGCCGCCAATGCTCAAGCTAGCGTTTACGGCGTCTCTGTAGTTGATATTTTAGATTACGCGGATACGAATAAATATAAAACTACTAGGACTCTTACAGGCGTCGATCTTAACGGCTCCGGTAATATCTGGCTATGGTCTGGAAACTGGCGAAATACTGCCGCCATTACCACGGTAACACTTACTACTGCCTCAGCGGCTAATTTTGCACAATACTCATCATTCGCACTATATGGAATTAAGGGGTAAAGATGCCTACTGCAACTTATGACAAGATAGCAGCTCACACTCTGCCGAGTGCGACTTCTTCTTATACTTTTACAACTATTTCAGGCACTTACACCGATCTAGTTTTAATAGTTAGCGCAGGGGCGACATCATCTGGGCAAGGTTTAACATATCAACTAAACAGCGACACAGGTTCAAATTACTCGGTGACAGCTCTGCGCGGAAACGGCTCGGCGGCTTCGTCTTTCCGTCAATCTAGTACAGATAGAGTCGTAGTGAGCAATTTCTCTGAGCCACCTACCTCAGGCGTTGGCACTTACATAGTTAATTTTATGAATTACTCCAACACTACAACCTATAAAAGTTCACTCTCGCGCGGCAATAGTGCAGGCTTTGGCGTTGATACTTTCGCTGGTTTATGGCGTTCAACGGCTGCGATCACTTCGATTACCATTAACATCTCGGGTGGCAACATAACCGCAGGCTCTACCTTCACTCTCTACGGAATAAAGGCGGCCTAATGCCTACATATACTCAGATCGGTACAGCTCAGGTGGTAGGAGCAGGTGGAGCGTCATCAATTGATTTCACAACTATCCCTAGCACTTATACAGATTTAGTCATTAAGTTATCTTTACGAGGCAGTGATGCGAATAATTATGTAAATAGCCGCATAACCTTTAACGGATCAGGATCAGGCTATACGTCTAAATTACTCTACGGGCTAGGATCGGGAAGCCCGGGGTCATTGAATAACTCTGTGACTAATGCCGTAGATTTTTCAAGTTATGGCACTGGATCGCTGGCCACTTCTAGCACTTTCGGAAACGCAGAAATTTACATTCCAAATTACACAGCATCAACGAATAAAAGTTTAAGCGTAGATGCCGTATCCGAAAACAATGCAACAGCTGCGATCGCAGCCCTCACGGCTGGCCTATGGTCTAACTCTGCGGCGATAAATCAAATCACGATTACACCTGCCGTCGGTACTTTCGTCCAACACTCAACCGCCTACCTCTATGGAGTATCTAATGCCTAATCCAACACGAATCGAAGTCAACTGCACCACTGGCGAAGTCCTAGAGATCGAGCTAACAGATGCAGAAATAGCCGAGCTTGCCTATCAGGCCGAGCTCGCAGCCGACGCTAAACTAGAAGAGGATCGTATCGCTGCCGAGCGTGCAACCGCTAAGGCTGCCCTACTCGAGCGTCTAGGCATTACAGCCGATGAAGCGGCTCTACTCCTTGCATGAAGCCTCGACTAAGTAAATCTGCCATTCAATTAAGAGAGCAGATAGACGATGCATTCCCCGATAGAGATCGAACTTCGGACGGCTGGATCGGCGACACTCGACACGCTGCGCGCAAGTCTGATCATAATCCAGATGGCGAAGGCTGGGTACGTGCCGTCGATATTGACCGCGATCTTAACGGCAAAGGCCGGAAGCCCGACGTCATGCCTGACCTGGTCGATCAGATTCGACTCGCTGCAAAGTCTGGCGATAAGAGAATCTCTTACATCATCTTTGACGGAAAGATCGCATCATCTAAAGCCGCTTGGCGCTGGCGTACTTATGATGGGATTAACAAGCATACTCACCACGCACATATTAGCTTTACTTCAAAGGGCGACGAGGATTCTAAATTCTTTCAAATCGCAATGATAGGTGGCACGCAATGAATATGAAGCATCCAGTAATAATCTCAGTTGGAGCATTCTTAGCCGTCTGGGGTACTACCTCTAACTTCTCTCTGGACTATCGCTCGATTTTAGGTGCGATCGTAGCTGGAGTATTCGGATACGCGAGCCCTAAAAAATGAGCCAGTCGGATTTTTTTACCCTCTACTTCGCTAGCCTTGCCGTAATCGGTGGGCTCGCAGGCTACGTAATTACTCATCTTCTGTCGGAAATTAAGCGACTAAACTCGCGTGTCGATGAGATCTATAACATACTCCTAGAGCGATAATTTTTACTATGGCGAGAAAGAAAGTAATAGATCTCGATACTTACTCACAGCTAGACGCATGGGCTATAAGCCTCCATGAAATGTACCGTGCACTACGTCGAGCGGGCTTTGCCGTAGACATGGCTCTAGCAATTATTACCGATCGAGACTCTTATCCCGAATGGATCTTGCCGTCGATCCCTGACCGAGTGGATCGCTTACCCTACGAGGACGACGACGAGGATTAAATGAAGCGAATAGTCATAGTAAGCGACCTGCAGGTTCCCTTTCATGATCGAGTAGCTGTAAAGAATGTATCAAGTTTCATTAGTAAATTTAGACCGGATGAAGTCGTAACAATAGGCGACGAGATAGACTTTAATACTATTAGCAAGTGGAGCGAAGGGACACCAGAAGCCTATGAACAGACTCTGGGAGAAGATCGCGACGAGGCTGTTCAGGTACTTTACGACTTACAGGTAAGCCAGGTATTACGTAGTAATCATACGGACAGGCTTTACAATCAAATCATGAGGAAAATACCCTCGTTTCTATCTTTGCCCGAGTTACGTTTCGAGAAGTTTATGCGCTTTGATGAGCTTGGTATCACTTTCCATAAAAAGCCTTACGCTATTGCTCCGGGCTGGATCGCAGTACATGGAGACCATACTCCTATTAAGTCTCAAGGGGGTCTATCTGCCCTCGAGGCAGCCCGTAGACACGGTAAGAGCGTCATCTCGGGTCATACTCACAGGGCAGGGCGTTCATCGTTCTCAGAGGCCTCCGGAGGCCGTATAGGCCGTATCCTGCATGGCGTAGAGGTCGGTAACTTAATGGATTTTAGCAAAGCCTCCTATACGAAAGGCTCCGCGAATTGGCAACAGGCTTTCGCCATTATGTACGTGGACGGAAAGAATGTACAGGTAGACATAATTTACCTCGAAAAGGATGGGACGTTTCTAGTCTCAGGTAAACGCTATGGACGACCTAGATAACGATCTAGACAGGTCGGTAGACGATCATATAGACGACGCGGAATCGTTACCGTTTCGTTATCTAAATTCTATTGACCACGCGTAGAGCTCCCTTATAGTTATTACATCGGGCGAATGATCCGATACAAAGGGGCTAAATATGTTCGATCCATCCGTAGGCGACGCGCTCGCCGTTATTGCATGTAGTGCGCTATGGTTTCATGTAGGACGCATGGCAGGTTTTAGGGCAGGTTATCTCAAAGGCCGTAAAGCTGTGCAGTCTTACTATGACAATCTTAGAAAGGTGAAAGTGTGAACGCTGGTGATTTTCTTACAGAAGCAAAGGCAACGATACAGGATCGCGGTCTCCAATACGGTCACCCGTCGGACAATATGTCCCGTACGGCATGCCTCCTCTCTGCATACCTCGAGATGCCAATCCACGACTACCAGGTCGCAGGGATTATGGTACTGGTCAAACTCGCTCGGAGCATGGAAACGGGTTCGGTAGATACTTACGTAGATATGGCGGCTTATGCCGGGATCATGGGGCAACTACACACAGAGGAGAACGAATTATATGTTTAATTTATCCGAGTACACGACGGTAAGTGAGCGCATTAAATTATTTAGAGAGATGTTTCCGATGGGAAGAATAATTACAAAGCTAATCTATGAAGATGCTAGTCGCGTAGTATTTACAGCGGAGTTATATCGAGACGATGAAGACGACCGACCTTTCTCGACAGGCTATGCCAGAGAGATTACGTCCGATCGGGGAGTAAACAAGGATTTCGCTCTAGAGAACTGCGAAACCTCCGCTATTGGAATCGCCGCTAAAAATGCGGGAATTGGCACCGAAAAGAATTCGATTAGTCGTGAAGAGGCCGAGAAGGTAAATAGAGTCAAGGCTAAAGATGCAACTATTATGGAAGTAAAAGCAAAGATGGCAGAAACCTCGGGGAGTTATGTTCCGGTCGTACAGGAGGAGGATCCGTGGACTATCAAGGCTGGTCAGATGCCTCCCACAATGGCGGAAGCTGTATCGACGGTGAAAGAGATCATCGGTGGTCAGACCGAGACAGATATTCCACGGTGTGCTCATGGGGACATGGTCTGGAAGACCGGACAGACTAAAGCTGGTAAGCCGTGGGGACATTTCAAATGCCCTTATGCCGTAACTGGTGAACTAACTAGATGCCAATCACCTAATGACGTTATATGGTACGAAATAAACAAAGATACTGGCGCATGGCAAAGACAGAAGGGACGCTAAAAATGGGACGCTTACAGTTTATGAATCAAGACGGCGAATGGGAATCATTCCCTACAGAGGATGAGATTTATAGAGCTAAAGAGGTAGTAGAGATATTAGATACTTTTACCTTTACTACCCGGTGCTGTTTATGTAATGAGACGATCCCTTATAAAGACATCAAAGTGAATCTCATGAATAAGAGCTGGTCATGCTCTAAATGCCACGCGGTCAATGGCCTCACAAAGCCGTAAATATAGAGGGTTTTCGACCGAGCGTACAGTCGCCCGTTTCCTATCGGAATGGTGGCCACACGCTAATATCGGTCGAGGGGCTGGAAAAGATATCACAGGCGTCCCGTTCGACGTCGAGGTGAAGGCTAGATCGGCGTTCCAGCCTAAGGCATGGATCGACCAGGTTACTAAGCGAGCGGCGGTAAAAGGTGAGCTGCCTATCGTAGTGAGTCGCTTGAATGGTCAAGGGGAGAAGAGTCCACAGGACTACCTAGCCTTTATGCGATTAGGTGATCTGGTCGATCTATTGCTACGTGCCGGTTACGGTGATTTATCCAATGACCTTGATAAACTAGAGCCTATGAGATGCAGACTGTGCGGAGCATGGAGCTTTACGGAAGTGTGCAGAATGTGTGAGCCTAATGCCGACCTATGAGTACGAGTGCGATAACGAGAACTGTGAAAGTAATGCCAGGATAGAAGAATGGAAAAGCCTCACAGAGCCTCACGACATGGAATGTCCATTCTGCCATTCGCCTATGCATAAGATTTACAGCTCTGTAGGGGTCAGTTTTAAAGGTCAGGGATTTTACAGTACGGATAACAGATGAAGTTACTAGACCTATTCTGTGGCGCAGGTGGTGCGTCGGAGGGCTATGCTAGGGCAGGCTTTGAAGTAACGGGTATAGATGTTAAACACGGCAAGCGATACCCTCACACTTACATAAGAGGCGACGTTAGAGATTACCTGGATGTAGAGTACCTAAGCCAGTTCGACGTGATCGCAGCTAGTCCGCCTTGCCAGACCTTCAGCGCTACTAAACACTTACGTAATGCACAGGGTAAATCTACGAGCAAAGTTAATATGATTCCAGAGGTTAGGGATGCACTCATAGCATCGGGTAAGCCTTACGTCATAGAGAATGTGCCAGGTGCGCCCCTCATTAACGCTGTGCAGTTATGCGGCTCAGGGTTCGGCCTTAAAGTGCGTAGGCATAGGCTATTCGAATCTAATGTACCAATAGTGGGCAATACATGTAACCATAAAGAGCAAGGTAAGCCAGTGGGAATCTATGGCTCGATGAGAGATGAAATACCAGGCGGAGGACACACAGCTAAGACTATGGCCGAGGCTAATCATGCTATGGGCATAGACTGGATGATTTGGGGAGAATTAGTAGAATCTATCCCGCCTATCTATACAGAATATATCGGCACTCAATTACGACACGCGATCTGAACAGGACTTATATGAATAGATTTGACACGTCTGGTACTCTCAGCGCTAGAGCCCATCAGGGGCTCAACGCGAGCCCGATAGGGCTAGCTCGCGTGGTAGCACTCGCTATTGGGATATCTCTATCTATAGCTACGCCCCTAGATGCACAGGCGTCAGACCTTGCAA